TCTATGCTATATGGTATATGAGAGGCGTTTATTTGGTCAAGTAGTACTTGTTGGTCTAGCCTAGTTTGTACTACCTGACCTAGTCCCCATACTACATCCTGTGCTGTGATAAGCTCTTTACTAATAGCAGCCATTATATTACCCTCCTATAATTAGTATCTAGTTTGCCCTTCATATTTGAAGTGAAATCCTTGGATACTGACTTGTAAATCTGAGTAAGAACTCTGCTATATTTTTGTAGTTCTAACTCACCTCTATTGATGTTGTTTGCATCATTGTCATATTGTAAAGCACTACCTACTACATAATGCAAAAATGCACTAAAGTAATAATCTGGGAGTACTAATACATCTGTTAACCTAGTAATCATCTCTGGTACTGCTCTATAATAGATATGTATAGCCTCTTCTACAGTTGAAGTATTGGATACATTAGCTATTACCCCATACTCATCTTGTAAAGATAACTCACAATCAGCACCTGCTACTTGAGCTACAAGACCATACATACTACTCACTGCATATGCAGCTGTGTCATAACCATCTATAACTATCTCTAGCTTATTGTGTTGTAAGTTGTCTTTGAGGATACAAGGGTATATAGCTTTACCACTATCTATATCATTCCTAGTTTGTATAGGAATAAGTTTCTCTTGATACTCAGCTCTAGTGAGTGTTAAACAATCAGTAGGTAAATCATAGATAGTTTGGCCTTTTAAAAGAGGAATTAGAGAGTCTTTTCTATAAAAACCAGTGATAGAGCAGATGTCATTCTGACATAGTGCTACTTCTAGTATAAGCTGTTCATCTGACCATCTCTCTTTTCTAACATCTCCTAGTTTTCTACGAGCTGCCTCTATGATATCATTTACTATCATCTTTAGACCCATTAGCTGAAGGCTTAGCATCTTTAGCTGAAGGCTTAGCCCCAGTAGCTGAAGGCTTAGCTACTTTAACTGAGGGCTTAGCTACTTCTAAGGCTTCTTTTTTAGTCTTAAATAATTTGTTTGGTTTTTTAGGGTTGTGATACATTTTAAATCCTTTTTATATAGTTATGTGGAGGGTACAAAGGAAGAGATTTTTTTTAATGCCCTATTGATATGAGTAAATATGAATATTATACCCTCCACATAACTATAAGCCAGAGGCTTATAGCTTAATTTGCATAGTAACCATTTCTAAGAGATACTGAAACCTTATCAAGAACTACCCTACAAACACCAGACTCGACTTGAGTTCCAGCTGGTCCTTTAACTATACCTACTGTAATAGTCTGACCTAACTTAAGGTATGTGTCCTCTTCTGTTGAGATTACAACACCCTCAGCGGCTCCATCAATATCTGTGAAGTATGCTATCCCAGCGATATCAACAGATAGTTTAGTATCAGTAGGGAATGCCTCATCTATGATAAGATAAGCTTTTTTAACTATTGTATCTGCTTCTACTGTTGATGCTGTCCAAGCATCCCCAGATGCAATGTACTCAGGCCCTTGACCTGTACGAGCTGAACCCTCTTTTATCATAGCAGGGCAAGTCATAACGACTGCTTCTGCTAACCTCTTATCTTGGTTACCAAATTGTGGTGTTACATTTACATATGCCATTACCTACTCCTTAATTAGCTCTAAAGAAAGTGTCTACTACTACGATACCGTAGTCAAAGCCACCTACTTTTGCTTCATTATAGTCATCATTTTCAGCTTTCAGAATTGTCTTTTGAACATTCATCCATACCTCAAGTGCTGACTCAGATTTAATACCAAAGTCTTGAGACTCTTGCCATTTATAATCTGGTTGTTTACCAAATGCTACCTGGATAGCACTTCTACCTAGGATGATACTTCTTGATGCCTCTTTAGTACCAGATGCACCATACCCAGTCTGACCCTCAAATAGACCAGCACTGTCAACGTGTCTTAGACCAGCTATTTCTACCTCAGATTTACCAATAGTTGCACTAGCTGAACCAAATGCTGTGTCAGCCTCGATAAACAATAGTGAACCTATTTTACCTATAACACCTTTAAGAAGTCTGTTACCCTCACCACGAACATCACCCATAGCTGTAACATCTACAAACTTAGTGTCTTTTCTGATATCTCTTGAGACTCTTGAGTCAACTACTACTAGCCATACTCTCTTACCATCTGCTAGTTGATAAGGCTCTAATGGTCTTCGTGTACTACCTATAGTGTAACCTTTACCAGATTTGATGATATCTTCTACATCAAGCACAAAGTCATAACTCCAAGTATCGTTTGCATCCATTGAACCAATACTTGTTTTACCGTTTGGTAAAATTCTATGTGATGGTCCCTCACTGTTAAGAAGCCCTTGAGCTGCATCAAAAATCATTTGGTCTTTAGCTCTAATAAATAGGTCTGCAAGTTTACTTCTACTATCTGCGTGTTCAGAGATTGATAGGTCTCCTACATTTACAGAGTCGAATGCATCACCATTATCTACTGACCATCTAAGTCTTCTAACTCTAATTTTATCAGAGAAGAGTTTCTTTTGTTCCGAGTTACCCCACGCTTGCTCTTTATCAAGATGTGCTTTAGATGTTAAGTTACCATCAAATTGAAATCTTACTTCGTGACCTTCAGAGGCGCTCATATCATTATTTTGATAAATTACTGCATCTGGAGTAATACCTACTAGCCCATCCCAAAATGATGTTGAACGAGCTTGTACGAGCCCCTCTAACATCCAGCCATTTCTGACCAATATACTATCGTAAGGTACTACACCAGTATTTGAAGCTGCTGCCATTTACTATCCTTTTAAAATACTACTTTAGAGTAGTCAATCCCACTTTCAAGCTGTGGGTCTTTGTCCCCACCACTAGCCTCATTAAGGTTAGTTGTAAGCTCTACTTGAGGACTAACTACCGTCTTGCTAGAATGTAGCAAGTCATAAGCTTTTGTTAAAAACTTTTCCATTGTCCATTCACCATTCATAACCTTTTGTTGCCATAGAGGAGGAGTACCTAGCTCTAACTCTTGTGGAGTTAGTGGGGTATCTACTCTCTCATTGAAGCCCTTAAGAGCCTCTAGTCTAAGCTCTTCAGCCGTTTTCGCTTTAGCCTGTTCAGCTACCTCATTTATCTTATCGTTAACCCTAGTTTTCGCTTGAGCCTCTAACTCTCTCATCTTGGAAAACCAAGCATCGGGGTCTTTATACTTAAGCTCATTAAGCTCTTGTTGCTCCTCTGGTGTGAGTCCTGCTGTAGGTGTCTCATACTGTTGAAGCTGTGACTTAAGTGCTTCAGCCTCAGCCTTTAGCATCTTAAGCTCTTGTTGAGCCTTGGTGTAACTACTCTGAGTGTCTCTGAATGACTTTGTAGCTGCTATAGCTGCTTTAAGCTCAGGTGAGATATTATCTGGGTAGATGAACTTACCATTATCATCTACCTTTATCTCTTTTAAAGTCTTGTTGATAACCTCTTGGATATCCTTTGGTTTGTCTTGAGGTTCCTTGTTATCACCTACATCTTTTTTTAGTTGCTCGAATATCTCAGGAGCGTATCCTAGATAATCATCAGCTGTTTTTGTTTCAGGGTTGCCTGTAACCTCTTCTGGTACTACAGTATTATCTGACATTTTGTATCCTTGTTATGATATATCATATTCTATAATATTTATTCTTAAAGATAGATTAAATTTAATAAAAATTTAAGAGATATTATGATATATTATTTTCATTATATATATAAGGACTACTATTATGGCAATAGACCCATTAACAAGAACTAAGATTGAGGCTGAGTTACGACTCGGTAAGACAAGTCGTGAGCTATCAGAGAAGTACGATGTACAGTATAACACTATCAACGGATGGAAAAAAGCACTCGATAAAGAGAGGGCTAATGAGGATATTGATGGGCTACTACAGTATGATGAGGTTACCCTACACACAGTAGCTACTAAGCTTAAGGAAGAGGGAGCTATCCCGGTTGAGGTAAAAAAGGTTGAGAAGCTGGTTAGTGATGTGGATGGGCTAAAGAGACTAGGTGAAAAGACTCGTGAGCTGAGTATGACCATCCTCAATAAGACTCAGGCAATAGTGGCGAACGAGTCTTGTAGCCTCAAGGAGCTGAGAGAAGCTGCTAATATAGTAACTACTATCCACAATGCTATGTTCAATAAGAACACTACTCAGGTCAATGTCTTAAACAACAACACTACTAACATCAGTGGTGAAAAACTAGACCTTTTCAAAAGCAGCCTAAAGGCTTGATATGTGGACGCTTACTAATATAACAGAAGAGCAATTTGACAAGCTGTATGATGGCACGGATGTTATGCTTGTCAAAGAGTTGTTCAAAAGAGAACCTACTAGTGATGAAGATGTACTAATGAACTTCCTACCTAGTAAGCTGTGGAGAATGTGCAGTGGGCTATATAAGGTAGAGAATAAAGAAGGCGACTTAGTCCCATTTGAAATGAATTATGCTCAACACTTCGTATATGCTCAATACCTAAAGCACTCTCGCAATCTCATACTTAAGAGTCGCCAACAAGGCATTAGTACCTACTGGTTGTTGTTCGCATTAGACCTGTGTCTGACTGAGGCTAATACTAAGGCTGGGCTAATGGCTCAAGGGTTACAAGAAGCTAAAACACTTAAGGAGAGGCTAGAGCGTGCTTATGACAACCTGCCTGAGGGCGTCCTCGAACTACTAGGAGTTAAGAACACTGTGCGTAACAATAGTGAGTTCGCTTTAAGCAATGACAGCAAGGTGTACATAGCCACGTCATTTAGGTCTGGGACACTACAGTTCCTACATATAAGTGAGTTCGGTAAGATTAGTGCAAAAACCCCGGAAAAAGCCAAGGAGACTAGGACTGGGTCACTACAAGCTATCCGTGGTGGACTACCTGTTATAATAGAGAGTACAGCTGAGGGACGGCATAATGCGTTCTATGAGATGTGGGTACAAGCTGAGAGCCACGAGGGTAATTTAGCTCCTAAAGACTACCAAGCCGTGTTCCTAAGCTGGGTGGATGACCCCGACTGTACTATATCTGTACCTCAGGTTATAACTAGGGAGATAGAAGAGTACTTCACAGAGGCTGGTGAGAAGTGGCTTATTGATAGAGGCTACCCACTAGAGGTAACTAAGGGACAGAAGTGGTGGCTGGCAGCACAGCTACGAGAATTTGGTGGTGATTGGGATATGCTTAATCAGGAGTACCCTATACTAGCTGAGTATGCATTCAACGCCACTAAGGATGGGACATATTGGGCTAAACTATTTAGAACTGAGGTGGTATCTAGGGGTAGAGTAGTGGAAGGGTTGTATGAAGAGTCCCTACCTGTTAATGTAGCCATAGATTTAGGTATGAATGATACTATGGTACTTGTTTTCTATCAACTACACAATAGTGAGATTAGGGTAATCGACGAATACCACAATTCTGGTGAGGGGATACTACACTATGTTGAGGTTATGCGAAGTAAGGGCTACCGTTATAGTAGCGTGTATCTACCTCACGATGCTATAGTCAAGGAACTAGGTACTGGTAAAAGCCGGTTTGCTATCTTTAGGGAGATGGGTGTGCCTGTGCGACTACTACCTCGTACTAGGAGTGTAGTCAATGATATAGAGTTGGTGCGTAAAGCGATACCTTATATGTATTTCGATGCCAAGAATACTAAGTATCTGCAATTGGCTATGGAGAACTACACTAAGGAGTGGGATGATAGGTTAGGTGTGTTCAAGGATAGACCCCTACATAATGAGTTCAGTCACCCGGCCGACGCCATTCGTTATATGATAGTGTCTTGTTATCACAGGATAAAGCCTAAGGGTATGGCTGAAAAAGGGAGAACTACCTCACTATCTAGGAATGTAGTCGATGGACTAGCTTTTTAACTCCTCTCTACCTAAAGGTAGAGAGTCCTTCTCCTCTCTAGCCAAGGCTAGAGAGTCCTTAAAATGGGTGAGTGTATAAAGTAGGGGTCATCTCGAGGCCTCCCATATTATACATTGAGTGTATAGCTAGTTTATAAGATTAAATAATTAACTCCTCTCTAGCCAAGGCTAGAGAGGAGTTAAAATGGGCGAGTGTATAAAGTGGGGTTGGTGTATAGCTAGTTTATAAGATTAAATAATTTAATAATAGGCTAAAAATGGGTGAGTGTATAAAGTGGGGTTGGGTCATCTCGAGGCCTCCCATATTATACATTAACCCCTACGCGTACATACACACGCTTCATATATAATATATAACACACATATATAACACACATATATAATATATATATATATATAACATATAATAAGGACTCTCTCAGGAATAGAAGAGCTGATTAATCTATTTAATCTTATTTAAGATTAATCTATTTAATCTTATTTTAAGATTAATCTGATATAATATGATTATCAAAGGCGGTTATCTATCATTAGATAGATTAAATAAGGACTCTACTCCTTTTAGGAGTAGAGGAGTTGATATAATATATAAAGGAATAAATATGAAAAAATCAGAAATATCTAATTTAATAGAAGAGCTTTTAAAAGATAAAGTAGAAGATACTACATTAGAAAAAGTGCTGCAAGTTATCAACCAAACAAGCACTAAGCGTCCTAAGGATATAACTATTGATGGTAAAAACTACAGATATTGCAGCCGTCATAAATTATATGAGCCTACAGAATGGTTTTTAATAGAAAAAAGTGGCAAAATAAAGCCAGAATGTGCAGCTGCTTATTATAGATGGCAAGAGTATGGGAAATTATTAAATAAAGCAATGAAAAATGGTGAGGATGCTGACATAGGTCGCCTTACTAGATTAAGAAAATCTGAGGGCTATGATTTAGAGGCAGATGCTAATGTTTTTAAAGATAAAATAAAGGAGGCTTTAGATTTAGAGATTAACCCTGAATTGGCTTTGGCTGAAAATACAGCACTTATACATTTAGGTGCTTTAGATATTAGATAAAGGAGAAAATATGAGAAAAGAGAGATTTATAGAGGAACTATTACAAGATAATTATGCAGGATATGATTATGAACAAACTGAGCTTATTTATGACTACTTAAATGAGAATGATATTATAGACAGCTACATATCTGATTGTGAAGTGGATATTATTGCTATTAGATGCGAATTTGATATAGTTAAAATTAGTGATGCTTTAGGCGATGATTTAGAGATATTGGCTAGTAGCGAAAACTACCATTTAATATAAGGATACCGCTACTGGTGAAAACTACCATTTAATATAAGGATACCACTACTGGTGAAAACACACAATATAAGGAGATATTATGACAATAACACAAGAAGAGTTAACTAGAAAATTAGAACTACATAGACAATGGTTAGAGGATGCCACTACTGGTGAAAACTACCATTTAATATAAGGATACCACTACTGGTGAAAACTACCATTTAGTATGGTTAGTGAAAACTACCATTTAATACGGTTAGTGAAAACTACCATATTAAATGGTTAGTGAAAACTACCATTTAATACGGTTAGTGAAAACACACCAAGAAGAGTTAGTTAAAAAATTAGAATTGCATAAACAGTGGCTAGAAGACACTAATACAGGCGAGAGACTAAACCTCATAGATATTGGCCTTAGAGGAGCTAACCTTAGCGTAACTGACCTTAGAGGAGCTAATCTTAACAGAGCTAATCTTAACGGAGCTGACCTCAGCGGAGCTGACCTTAGCGGAGCTGACCTCATAGATATTGGCCTTAACAGAGCTAATCTTAGAGGAGCTAATCTTAGCGGAGCTAATCTTAGAGGAGCTAATTTTAGAGGAACTATTTTTGGATGGGCTAATCTTAGAGGAGCTAACCTTAGCGGAGCTAATTTTAACAGAGCTAACCTTGAAGGAGCTGACCTCATAGAAGCTGACCTTAGAGGAGCTAATCTTAACAAAGCTGACCTTAGCGGAGCTAATTTTTATGAAGCTAACCTTAACAGAGCTAACCTTAGAGGAACTAACCTTAGCGGAACTAACCTTAGCGGAGCTAATCTTAGAGGAGCTGACCTTAGATGGGCTAATCTTTATGAAGCTAATCTCCTCAACGCAAAACTTAAAGGTGTAAAACTACGAAATACCATAGGTAATATGCACGAAATATGCTCTATGGAGATAGATAGTTATCAAATTACTTTCACTAAAGATGTGATTCAAATAGGATGCAAACAGAA